AATCCAGTGTTTGCACCATCTGTAATATCAGGATTGTTATTTGTTTGACCAAGTAACATCATTAATTCCATGTAATCCTGAAATCTTTTAAAAGTATCAGCCTCACCTTTTAAGTACCAAAGAAATCCTGAACCCATTTTTTCGTTATCTACCTTAAAGTAAATTACGTTAGTAGCTTCAGTACCAGATACAACGAAAGATTCTTTCATAATCATACAATTATTTTGATATGTATGAACCCTAGGTAATAATCCATCAGGTTGTGAAGTGTTTTCGTTATACATGTTACCTATAATACTAAATCTTTGAGTAGATCCATTAGCCATAGAAAAAGCGTCATCCATAGCCCACATTCTTATAGTAACACCTGAAATAGATTGAACATAGCACATGTCACCATTAGCACCCAAAAGGATGTCACCAGCTCTAACTGGGTGGTCATCTGTTTCTATATCATTTGTTCCTAATTGAGCATTAACATTATCCTCTAAAACTAGAGTAAAGTTGTTTGCGCCATCAGGGTCACTAATTGTAGGTGCAGTTAATTTCACTGAATTGTGAATAAAAGCTTCCTCGTAATGTGAGAAAGTTGTTTGAGTACACTCTTTCTTTGCACCAACTAACTCTAAAAGACCAGTGATACCTTGATTACCATATCGTTTTACAAGGTTTTCATCAACGTCTCTTTTATGAAGAGCTAATGCAGTAGAAGTAAGGGCACTCACATAATTGTCCTGTGTTGCTAAAGCTACAGATGTTGGGTTTAAAACCATACCTGCACCTAAAGTAGCACTACTAGGAATATTTACAGTTGCCATAATTTTATTATTTTTTAGTTAAACTTATTAATTAATCGCCAAATATATGTTTATTTATTTGGTCTACAATAGAATTTCCTTTATTAGATGGTGTATTTTTAATTGGTTCAAAAGATGGATTTTTGATTTCTCCTAAGACTTGTTCAGCTCCTTTGGATCTATATTGATTAGCTACAGACCTTATTATATTGCCTTGTAATTTCATAGCAATTAAGTCCATGGCTAATCTTTCTCTATCCCATTCGCCTTCATTATCTCTATAGTCATCAAAAAAAGTATCTAAATTTTCCAACGTATCAGTTACAACATCCCTATCATCATCAGTGAGTTGATAATCAAAAGTTTCTCCACTTTCATCCACAGTAAAAGATAATGATTCAATATCATCTAATTCACTATCCATATCGTTTAAAAAGTCTATTCTAGCATCTTCCATCTCTTCAACATCATCTTGAGTCATTTCTCCTGAATCTTCATTTGGAGACCAATACTCCTCCTGTAGATCTAAGAGCTCTTGTCTAGCTTTAGAGCTATCTCTCTTTAGATGAATTTTACCAATGTCAGATTGCTCTTCTGAATACTTTTCATCACCTTGTTTATAAGTATCATTATAGAATAAATCAATTTCTTTTTGCGTTAAGTCTGGGTTCTCTAGTTTTAAATATTCTTTAACTACTTGCTCATCAGACATTTTTTCATAGTCTTGAGTTTGAGTCATGTAGTAATCCTCAACGCTTCTCCCTGTTTCTTCAACAAATCTATTTATATTTTCTATCTGTTCGCTAGCAAAATTAGATTGTTGTTTTTCTGATTCCAGGTCGTTAAGTAAATTTTCCAGGTTTTCATAATTCGTCCCATACTTTTCGTTTAGAACAAATAACGCATCTTCATCATTTAATTCCCTAATGTCCTCATCTTGGAATGTTTCACTTGATTGGGCTTCTTCTGGCCCATCACCATCTGTCAAAGAACTTTCTATCTCCTCAGGTTGTTCACCTTGAACATCCTGTATTTCTTCTAAGGGATCTTCACTTGTAGTTAGATCAATAATATTAGAATTTTGTGTAACGTCTCCTGAGTTTATATCAGAAACTGATTCGTTAACAATTTCTACTTTTGAATCTGTTGCTGTAGCAAAATCCCTTGCTATATCGTAATTGTCGTCTGCCATAATAAATTAAATTAAATTAGTAATTGTTGCAAATATATATATATTTTTTATTATAATAAATTTTCAGGAGATAAATCTTCTTCTGGTGCTGAAATATTACCTTCAGTAATAGGTAAAGCTCTATCTCTTTTTTGCTCTATAAGCCTAGATTGATTCACTGCAGCTTTATCTTGACCCTTTAATTTAACTTCTCCACTAACATCAGCCACTTCTTTTTTACCTTGGTTGTTTAAGGCAATTTCTTGCATCCTTCTTTGATGTTGCATGTTGTCTAATTGATCTTTTAATTGATATTCTGCTTGCAACTCTTGTATTCTAGATTGTGATTTAATTTGAGCTGATTGCATTTCTATCTGAGCCATCATTTGCATTTCTTGTTGTTTTATCATGGCTTGTTGTTGAGCTGCTTGCTGTTGAATCTGTGCGTTCATCATTTGTTGCTCTTTAGCTTTTTTTTCTTCTTCTTCTTGATATTTTTTTCTTCTGTGCATTAAAACTTGATTTGCTAGTTTTATGTTTTTTATAGATCTAATAAAAATAGCGTCTTCTAATCTTAATTGTTTTTGGGCTATAGATTGTTGTATGTTTGATTCCATAGCTAATCTTTCTTCTTGATCTGGAGCAACCTCTAACATAATTCCATATTCATGTATACTAATATCTCTATTAGAACTTAACATGGTCATATTAGACTTACCTAAAGCGTTTTCATAAGATTTGTATTTATTTTTATTTTTATACATATCCTGTAGTCTTAAACAAATACACTCTGCAGACCTCTTAGTTATATATAAGTAACCATCATTTATACTTTTAGTTGCGTTATTAGAAGCTATCAATTGTAATTTCTGAACACCAACTAAAGCGTCACTAGATGGTTTAGCTCCTTCTCTAGCTTCATTGACACCAGTAACGTCCCTAATCATTTGTAGATTATGTTGATATATAGATATTAACTTAGTCATATCCCCACCTATACCATTCTCTAACTCTTGTATTGGAATACTACTCATAGGTTGGCCATCATCATTTAATGATCTATAATATATGTTACCAGTCTGGTCGTATATCTCTTGTAATTCTAGTGGAGTAAAAGAGCCTCCATCACCTTTAGATACATTTTCTAAAGATCCTAATTCAAATGCAGCACCTTTTGGTCTAGCCTTAGCTATTACCTGCTGTAGCTTTAAGTGAGCAAGTTGTATTTGATCAGCAAATGGTATCATTCTCTCAACAAGCGATTTATTGTGCATTTTGTATATACCTGGGGCATAAGTAATATAAGATAGTTTAGTTTCTGTTAAATTAGATTTTTCTCTAGTCATGTTTTTAGCCATACCATAATTTATAACATGATCTGTATGACATATCCATATTCCAGAATAAACAACTTTTACAGAAGTTTTAATAAGTTCTCTTTCATATTTAGATTTTTTTGGCTTTTTATATTTAAAAGATTTTTTTCTTACTGTATATCCACCAAAGCTATTTTTCTTTTTTTCATACTTTAATTCATTAACAGATAAAAACTCAGCATCTAAAACAGTAATTCTAAACTTATCATAATAGTATTCATAGTTCTCTTCATTTACATAAGATTCATAACTAGAAGCCATGTTTCCATTTTCATTTTTTCCTGAATAATTATTTGCTATTTCTTCATATTCTGTCTCTGTTAATTGATCTCCTGCTATTCTTTTTAAATCACCTATAGTCATAGAGTAAACTTCCCCTGCGTGCTGTATATCTGAAAAAGTTTCTTTATTAGAATAAGAAGTTATTAAGTTTGCAGGATCTACATATTTTAATTTAATCCCAGTGTTAGGATCAAATGATACCTTAGAAGCACCTATACCACAAACAATTAAATCTCTTATGATTGATTTTTTTATACTATCAAAATCATTTTGTTTCATAACAAATTTTATACCATTCTCCATTGATATTTCAGAAGCTTGTTTATATGATATAGACATAAATATATCAATCTCCTCTTGATTTTGTGGAACATAACCTTTATGATTTAAGTCTCTCTCCATGTTTTCAGACATCACTTTTAAATTTGGTGATGTTAACATTTTAGCAAACAAAGTATTTTTAAAAGACTCTCTTTCTGTTTCTGCCACTGAATCTATAGCATTTGCTTTTACTTCATATTCTTGATTGTTAAAATCATTTAAAACTAAATCTACAAATTTTGGAATTATATTAACAGGAGTAAAGTCTAAATTTAAATATGAAGTATCTCCTTCTACATCAAGTAAATCTTTATATTTTCTTGTATCTTGTGCACCTTGTGCATAACTTCTAGACTTTGTGTATAAAGCCCTTCTACTATTGATGTTTATTTCAGAATTATTTTCCCAATCATAAAACATTCTTTTAAAATAGGCTAAACCATATTCTTTCTTTTCTTTTTCTTCTGGGGAAACATAAGGACTTGGATAGCCACCAACTTTCTTCATTTTGTCATTTCCACTAAATAAATTTTTATAACTCATTTACTTTATTTGTTTAGATAAAACACCTCTATTACTATACTTTTTTACAAACTTAATAAATTTTGGCGACTCTTTCTTATTTGCAACGAATTTTTGTGATGCAAGTAAAGCTAAACTAGAACTAATAGTAGCATCAAATTTAGTTCTATTGTCTATATCAAACCTACTCCAATCATCTAATAAATTATTAAAATAACACTTTCCCATTTCTCCTGTATCTGATTTTAATCCAACATGATCATATATGTAAGTAGACACTGCTTCTGCTTGAGCATTTATAACAGCAATACCTGAACCTGGTATACCTTTAGTAACTTGCTTTTTACTAAAGTTTGTATGTGTAGACTCAGGTCTATCCATTAAGTAATCAAAGTAACCTCTTCTTTCAAAGTATTTTATAATTCCTATTTTATTATTTTCTACAAGTATTTGACATCCATAAAAAACACATTGTTTTATCATGTCCTCATAAAATATCTCTGCCTTTGGTGGTCTGTTTATATATTCACAAACAAACTGTTCTGAAGGTAAATCCTCAGACATAGAAAATTTATGATAAATATGACAAGCTGCATTAGACCTCCTTCCATCTGTTGTTGTATCATGGTCATAAGGGTCACAACCTGAAACTAAATTAATTGTATTGCCAGGTCTTTTTTTACCAGACTTGCTTACAACTAAGTTTTGCATGCCAGATGATGGAAACCAAGATACTTCCCATTTACCTTTTTTATTAGGTATCCATATAACCTTACTATCTTGTACTCCACCTTTCCATATAAAATCACCTTTAGTTGTTAAATTATCAGCTACTTCATTATAATCAATCTGTTGATATATTTTTTCTACATCAAAAACACTAGACAAAGAATCATTTCTAAATGCCTCCTCTGTAGTAAAAGGAAACTGTCTTTTAAATTCTGACAAAGAATTAGTATTGTTCTTTAATCCATTTCTTCTATTTATAATATAATCTTTAGCCCCTATATTTACCTCAACATCATCAATACCCATTATTGGACTATCAGGTGTTTGAACAACAGACCTTCCATACTCATCAATAAATCCTTCTAAGTTTTCATAAGAGGGTATAAATAAAGAATATAAACCTGATTTAGTTCTTCTGTTTAAATCTTTATCTTGAACATTTGAATCATAATATATATCCTTATACTCTAAACCACCATCTTCAAGTTTATTAGCAGTAGAACCCATCATGCACTTACCTACAATCTTTCTACCAAGCAATAAACAAGTTTGAGTAACTGACCAGTTTTTAGCTATAGATGTAGAACCAGTCCATTTACCAGCCTCATCATGAACTAACAATTTTAGCTTCATACCATCATAACTGTTATCTGCAGTATTTCTCCAATCTATTACAGAGTTTAAAGCTTCTGATTTTTCTATATGTTTATTTTTCTTTGTTATCTTCTTGGCTGGCTCCCTAAACGCTAACTCAACTCTTGGGTTACTAGAACCATCTTGTATTGGTTGAAAGAAAAAAGGATACCTTCTGTATATTCTAACAACCTTATCTGTAAACATACTCTTAGCATCACCACCTGTTTTAGATAACAAACCAAAGTTTGAATCATAAATCTGTGTTGCTTGATTAACCATTTCTGCACTTGCCATATATGAAAAACCAGATCTTCTGTTCTTAAGAAAACACATTCCCATACAGTCAGGGTCTAATTTACAAGCTTCCCAAAAAATAAAGAACTTTCTGTTAGCTTCTCTATAATCAGGATAACCAACATCTATATGAGACCATTGTATAAACATATAGTGACTACCAGTAATATAGGTAGGGTCACCATTATTCATGAACCATAAACCATCTCTTCTTCTTCTAAATTCTTCTTCTATATATTCTATGTAGTCTGAGGCGTTTTCTCTATTTAAGCCAGTAGGCATATCTTGCCTAATCCACCTTTGTTCTTTTTTCTTTTTATCAGAAAATAGAATTTTCTTTTTCATTGGTTTTTTAGGGAGTTGTATCTTTAATCCTTGGATTTCGATAACATCCCCTAGACTATTTGAATTTAATTGAATTGTATTAGGCATAATAAAAAAATCCCATATATACAAATATATAAATAAAATTTTATCTTTTGGCGAATTTTTCAGCTAACCCACTTTCAAAGTCCCTTTCTTCTTTTAATTCTGACTCACTATTAGATAGCTGTGCTTCAAGTTTGGATATACCTATTATTATTTCTTGAGCATCCACAAAACATTCTTTTTTAGCTTTTATTGCATTTCTTCTTTTCTCATCAGATAAATCAATATCTAATGGTTTTTTTATATCATCTATCAATATAGATACAGCCTCTTTAGATGAATCTATAAGCTCTTGTAATGTTCTTTTTATATAGTTTTTATTTGTTTCTTTAGGCATTTTATATCTTTGCTAGTATATCCTGATTCCTCATTCTAAGTAGTTTTTTACCCTCTATCTTCATTTCATATTCAGAATTGGTAGAAAAAAATACTTCATCACCTTCTTTTATACCTTGTTTTTTTAACCATGGATTCATGTTCCTAACATAACCCCTTAATGTTATTTCTTCTACTTCAGGTTTAAAGTATATACCACTATCTGTTTTTATATTTTCTTCTGATTCTTTCTTTTGTTCTACAAAATTCCAATGATTTAACATTTTAACTTTACCATCCCTAACTCTTGCATATATATAATCCCAATGAACTTTGTATAAATTTTCTTTATCTTCCAAGGTAAATAAATGTTCGCTTTGATAATCTTTCCAAGAAGCCTCACCATAGGTTTTACTTATGTTTAGGTTGCCTGTGTTAGCTGTAATTAAATGATGAAAATAAACTTTATCACCAACTTTTATATCAAAGTCTAAACCTTCTGGTAACCATTCTGGAACTTTATAAACTATTCCATATTGTCTAGCGTGTCTTAATGGCTCGTAAGTAATGTTTATTTTTAACTCTACACCATTAATTGTTGTGGTATCTTCATATGGCTTTTCTACCTCTACAATAAAGAAGTTTTTAGGTATTCTTAATTTTTCCATTTTATTTAATTTACTTCGTATTCTTCTTTGTAATCAAGATTGTATTCTACACCTGTTAATTCAAAAAAGGCTTTCCATAATTCTGATGTTTCAGATCCTTCCATTTTAATGTATATATTAAACTTTAACATCTTATATCTTATAAAATACATTTCATCTTGAACTATAGCTGATATTTTAGCTTGACCTCTCATTATTGGTTGACCAACTACATAGGTTATTCCATTTTTTATATCACCTATTACTATTTTTCTAATTATTCCATTAACTATTTCCATTATGCTTCTGGTTTTTTATTGTCTGTATTAAACATATTAAACAATCTAAGTTTATCATCTATCTCTTCTTCTGGATTAACAAAAGGTAGTTTTTCTTCTGGATATAAAAAGCTATCAGTAACTATACCTAAAGCCCTAGAGGCCATATCATCACTAACATTAGTTATTACGTCAGATTTTAAATCATTTAAGGTTTTTCCCATAACTATATAGGAAAACATGTATCTTACATGTTCACCTTTCATAGATTCTAAAATGTCTTCTATTTTTTTAATTTTATTTTTTACACTTTTTTTCACTGTACTTTAAATTTAACTGGTCCATTGTAGCTATAGTTTTGCCACTATTTACTATAAATCCACCCATGCCTATTATTTCTTTATCACTTTCGTACTCATCTTGTTCTTCTTTTATCATAGCAACTTTATATAAAATAAGGTATCCTATCAAATCCATTAATGTGTCCTCAGTATCACTATTAATACCAACATTTTTTATACGCATTAATTTATCGTCTATCCTTGCCCCTAAAGATTCTAAGGGATCTCCATTTGAAAATACACTTGAAGGGTTTATGGCAGAGTCACCATAATTTCTGTTTTTTTCTAGTAATAGTTCTTTTACTTCTCCTACTACTTTTTCTATTAGTTCTTCTGTTGTCATATTATATTAAATTAAATTTATCAAATATACAAAAAAAAAGACTACAAAATGTAGCCTTCTTTTTAAAAGTTATAAACAGGTTTATTAAACACTGGCTATAAGAATCTCCATTCTTACAGCGTGACTAGAGCTGTCTACTAATATACTTTCTAGATCATTTAAAGATGTTATTATTGATGAAGAAGTAGAATCTACTGCTACAGAATTATGTGGTGTTCCAATAATAAAACTTTTACCTGCTTCTAGCAAAATAGTTGCTGAATCATCTGGATCAGTATCATCTTTACCAGCATCTATTTGTAAAGATAGATTAACTGAATTAGAACCATCTAAATTAGTTACCCTTATATATTTTACGTTTTCAATATCCATAGCACCATCAGAAACACCAACTGTAGATTTAAAATTAATTAAAGTTGTGTCCACACTTGCTGGAACTGTTAACACTCTTTTATAAGCATCATTTATTCCACTTACTACAAAAGACTTAGTCCCACCATATTGGTGTCCATCTACTGTAATACTCTCTGTTAAAGTTACTGTTAAATCTGCCATAATTATTCAAATAATATTCTACTAATCTTTTCGTAATGAACAACTAAATTCCTAGCTGTTGTGTTTGTATGTTTTACAATACCAATATAAGGTATTAAATCTATATCATTTGTAAGTGCTGCACTTTGCGTTGTTCTAGTCGCAGCCTTAGTACCAAATAAATATAAGTCTTCATCATCTGCTACTGCATGGGTAATACTAGATAATGTTAATGTGTTAGTTGCTACAGCAGATACTGTACCTATAATATTACCAGAAGAGTCTGCTACAACATCACCCACTACAAATTTAGTAGTCGCATCAGTTCCATCTACAGTCATAGCAACTGAACCACCAGATGTTCCATATCCACCTGAGTTATTTATGTTTACCCCTGTGTCTCCATTTGAAACAGTCGCTGCACCTTTTTGTTCATCATCAATAAAAATAGATATTTTTCTAGCTGCATCAATAGATATTCTAAATCTGTAACTAGTATCTGTTGCTACTGAAACCCCAGTATTTACTATAAAATCAGTTCCACCAATACTATGACAGAAATGCCAAGTATCTGTAGTTGTTTGATTAGATAATATTGTTTTGCTTGAATCATAAAAGAAAAATGCTTGATCAGCATCTGTAGCTGATAAATGTGTATTTGTTAATTTAAGACCTGCATATATCATATGGTCTGCAATATTAGAATCTGTAGTTACTGCACAAGACCATTCTACGCTGTTCTCTGTACCCCATAAAACACCAGTCCAAGCTGTTTGTGCTCCTGTGTTTTGATCTGTTAAGAAATCTAAATGTGGTAAGATAATCATTGAGTCTGCTGAGTTACCACCATTTGTTGCTAAATTTATTCCAGCTTTAGTTGAGCTATAAGTTACTTTAGCATCATCAGCATTCGTTCCAAGAAGTTCAAAATGCCTGTTTGCCTTTACATACTTAGCTAAAGCAGTAGCGTCATTAGCATCAGGGTCTATAATCATTGATGCGTTTGATTGTGGTTTTCTACTAAAGTATTCATTTAGCTTATATCTTCCTGATGGTTCTATAACCACATCTGAAGAAATAGAACCTGTAGCTACTATATTACCAGCCACATGTAAAGTTGCTGTTGGATCTGTGGTTCCTATACCCACATTACCTGTGCTGGCTATTCTCATTCTTTCTGATACAGTACCACCATCTGATGTTTCAAAAGCCATAAAAGCATCTTGAGTAGAAGCAGTAGATGTCCAATCTGTTTCAGTACCTACAGATATTCTACCTGCGTCAGCGATAGCTGGAGTAGAGGCATCATAATAAAACTGATTGAATAATATACTTGTTTCTGTACCATCCATATCAGCGTTATTAATTGAGTTAGTTAACGCTAACATATCTATATTACCCTTAGCACTACCACTGTCTTGTATTTCTAAAGTGTTATTAGGAGAAGCAGTACCCATACCTATTCTTTTGTTATTTCCATCTACAGAAAATAAAGTAGTAGAATTACCAAATATATCAAATGCTTGAGTAGCACTCCTAGCCTCAAAGTAAAACTTTTTATCTGCATCACCAAAGTGAATAAAACCAGTTGATAAACTGTTTTGACCTATACCAATAGATCCTGTACCATCACCTGCTTCATTGTTTATTATAGTAGAACCATTACCACTATGTGCAGTAGGGTCTATAGCTATATAAGTTTTACCTGTTGTTTGTGCTGTGGTAGAACCTGCACTACCTCCACCAACTGTTGCTGCAGGGTTGCAGTCACCAGCACAGAATCCAAAAGTATTTCCTTTACCAGATATTAAAGATACATTAGTTCCATTATCTATCCTAAAAGAATTTGTCGTACCATTTAAGTCTAGTTTAAAAGTTGGGGTAGATCTGTTTATACCTAACGAAGTAGCTATGTTTACTTTGTTTGTTGCTATCTGTAAATCACTATCATTACCAGCCCCATCCTGTAACGCTGTC